GGAGTTTTGATTTACGAGTTTTGGCTTTTAGTGATTCTAGTCTCAAGTGTCTTATTTTTACTAGCCACTTTTGCGCTAGTGTTAAGGTTACAAAGAGAGCGGAATTACTCCGCTCTCCTTCTTTAACTAACCTAAACGACCAACCTGAAGTTCTGCGTTTCATACATGGGGGGCATTTACCACATGGAAAAGGTATATGTTCTCCTTTAATAAGTTCTTTCTTATAAAAGGGTGTTATACACCTAGTACTCATGATTAAAACATTGGAGTACCATATTTAGGCATTGGCCTTACAGCACGAATTTTATTTAATACATGACAATATAATGAATCACCTTCTGGGTCTTCTACGGCAAATACACGTTTAGTAGGATTACATTCTACAAAAGTTTGATTTAAATTTGGTTCTGTATCGAATATACGACCTAAATGCCAATAATCTAATGTAGTCCTAAAATCACCGGCAACTCTACTTGGCATATATTTATACTCTGCATAACGTGGTACATAACCAAATGTATCATTGCCATTAGCAGTATATGCATAAATTTCATTCTTAGTAACTGGTTGTTCACCAATATTAGCAAATGAAGGCCAGAAATAATCTAAACTATCATTTTTCAAATAAGTTTTAGGAATACCTTGTTGATATGCAGTTTTTGGCATTACAGACATAATACCAATTATATAACCATGTTCTTCACAGAAATAACTTCCAGCACGTCCACTTGTTACAGAAATACCATGACCAGCCATATTACCTTGTGGTGTAGTATCAGATTGTCCAGTTTGTAAAACTTCTGAAATAACTACTGGAGATTTAACACCAGTAATATATTCGGGACGTTGTAATCTTGCGTCTGATGATTTAACACCAAAATGTGTTAAAATATTCTCGATATAACGAGTACCGCCTCTAGCATTTTTTTCTAACCATTCTTGTAGTCTAAAAGCCCGACGTAAATCGTTAATTGTAGTTGGTTCAATAGTTGCATTAGAAGTATCAGCATATAATGAATCTGCAGGTACATCTGGACGTCCTCCTTGTCCTCCTACATTAACAGAAGCAGGAGAGCCATTTAAAGTTGTACCATTTTGACTATTTAAATAAACAGGTAAATCACCTTCTACTAAACCAATAGGAATATCTACAGCAGCACCTTTTTGAGCAAAAGGTAAAGATGCTGTAAAATAATCATGCTCCCATGCTCTTTTTCGCATTCTAACTAAAGGAGATGCATTATTAAAACCATCTACTAATTTATAATCAATTGGAGCAATTAAATTTTGATCTCTATAATATTCATTGTATATGCACTGATAAGCTGCAAAAGGAATTGCACTTATATTTTGAGTAGATGAATTTACTGGTGGTGGTGGAACGCCCATATAATCAGCAAATTTTTGTTGAGATGGTCCAAAACCATAATCATAAGCAATATATGGTGCTACATGTTCGGAATTGGCATCTGTAATAAACTTTTCCCAATTGTCCCATAGTATACGATTAGGAACAAAGAAATAGTGCATCGTAACGTCCATTCTATGCATAACTGGAGCTACTAAAGGAGCAAATCTAATTAAAGATTCGCAAGAGATATCAAATTTATCTCCTGGTACACACTCCAAAGTTAAAATTGGAGTTAAATTACCCATGTCAGCTGAAAGCTTAACATCGTGAGTTAAATCAAAGACATTTTTTTTAGGCTTTGTTAACTTAATGGAATTGAATAGATTCCTTGCCATTTGTTTTTGTTTTTTGTTTTTAATAATAAATTTTTAGGCGGTGACTAACCGCCTTATGTTATAGTCTAATTCCGCCTCTACTTACATAATAAGTTCGGCTTACTTTACTTCTTCGGCCATAACCGCCCTTTCGAGATGAGCGTCGATACTTTGAACGTCTGCGCATGTTTTTGTTTTTAATTTGTGAGAAAAATACTTTACCATAGCTTGATCAATATATGGTCTTAATAACTTTTTTTCGTTTTCATCTGAACTATTATACCAACGGACTAATCTTAAAATTTGGTCTTGTGTATATACTCTCATATTAGAATCTGTCTGATAAATTTTGTAAATTGGTTTGTGTCCTAGGTTCTGCAAGTTTTTTCTGTATTGTCTTGCTATTTCTAAATCCATTCCATGCTTTACCTAATAATCGTGCAGCAATATTATCACTTGGCATAATACCTAGTTTACGTAATGATATATCTAAATCTTTTATAATACCTTCTTTTTTCAAATTATTAGTAAATTCAATAATTTGTTCTCTTTCTTTTTGTGATTTTGCATTTTGTATTGCCATTGATGTTATTCTAGCATTAGCTTCCTCCATTGACTTTGAATTAGCAACAGTTTGTCTAAAATCATTCCTGAATCCTAATAACATATCAAGTTTTGTTTTTGATATATCTACATCAGTTTTTCTTAAATTTTGTTCTGCAGCTTGTAAACTAAATTTTTGTAATTCGTTAGCACGTCTATTTGCATCAGTAGTTGATGCAGTTCTAGCAATTTCACCTGCAGTTTGAGCTTGTTTCATTAACTGGTCTTGAATAATTACTCCGTTTTGTTTTTGTAAATTATCAGTTTGAGCTTCTTTTAACTTAATATCAGCACTTTGAGCTATTACACCACCTATCATAGATAAATCAGGTGTTGGTACTTCTAATTTTGGAGTATCATAATTTGTACTCCTTACGGGTTGAGCAGTATTTGTTTGTCCATATATAAGATTCGGGTTAAGTCCCGCATCTTTAAATCTTTGCATTTGAGCCTGAGGACTATTATATTCGTTATTCATTTTCCAATCTGATAACGCGTCCCTTCTTTGCATATCATAGGACTTTTGAGCAGCATTCTGCTGCTGTTTGTTAGTAAATAACGTTGGTAACGTTGATGCCACCGCACTACCTATAGCAGGTAATGCAGCAGCTAATAGAGCTGGAATAGGCATTTTTTATTTTTTTTGTTTTTTTTGTTTTTTGTTTGACACCAAATTTCCTTTGATTTGGTTTGTTCAGTCGTATGTCGTCCGCTGCGCTCCCTCCGTCTCCTTCACTTACCAA